GAATACCGCTTTTCTTTCAAGTTCTGCTAAAAGGTGACGGCGACGTGGCGGTTGAGCCGAAGGGCAGCAAGGGGGGTGGTCGGCGGACGGTGGTCGACATCGACGCGGCCATTCCGATCGATGTGGCAGCAAACCTCCTTTCCGTTTCCGCGCAGTGGATTCGCGACCTCGCGAAGCAGGGCTATCTGATCGGTCTCGTTCGTGGTCGCGTTCCGCTCTCGGCCGCAGTTCAGGGCTACATCCGATTCCTCAAGGACGAGAGCCGCCGGGCCTCGAAGACGGCGGCGCAGTCCGAGGTTCAGCGCGAGCGCGCCAAGGAGATCGCGCTGCGCAACGCGCGCGCCGCGGGCGAACTGATTCAGATCGAACTCGTCGATACCGTCTTCGCCGACGTGCTCGGCACATACCGGGCCGAGCTTGCGGGGCTGTCGGCCGAATTCACGCGAGACCTCACCGAGCGCGACCGTCTGGATGCCCTGCTGAATGACAAGATCGCCCGCGCCAAAGCGCGCTTCGAGCGTCGTCGCGACGCTTTACGATCGGGCCGCCCAGACGGCCTGGACGGCGAGGAGGCAGACGCCTGACGAGTGGGGCGCCGAGAACCGAATCTATCCGCCGCATTCCGGCGTTCCGGGGCCGCGCGATCCGACGCTGACGCCGTATCACATCGCGTTCTCGCGCGCGTTCGGCGATCGCCGCTGGACGCGCGTTGTCGCGGTGACGGCGGCGCAGAGCGGCAAGACAGAGACATTGCTCGACGTGATCGGCGAGCGCCTCGACAACCGGCGGGCGCCGATCATCTATGTCGGGCCGAGCAAGGAGTTCAACACCGACCAGTTCGAGCCGCGGCTCGTCGGACTGTTCGAGCAGTCGGCGTCGCTTGGAGCCAAGGTGCTCGGGGGCATCGACAGCAAGAAGCAGAAGCAGACGCTCAAGCGCGTCGCCGGCGTGCGTCTTCGCCTTGCCCATGCAGGATCGTCGACCGCGCTCAAATCGGACCCGGCGGCGCTCGGCCTCGTCGATGAATACGACGAGATGCTCGCCAACGTTAAGGGCCAAGGCGATCCGCTCGGCCTGCTCGAAGCGCGCGGCGATTCGTATGCGGATTGGCAGGTCGGCATCACCTCGACGCCTTCGGCCGGCATGGTGACGACGGAGGTCGATCCGGTGTCAGGCCTCGAATTCTGGTCCGTCGCCGAGGAGGACGAAATCTCGTCGCCGATCTGGCGGCTCTGGCAGGGCGGCACGCGGCATCACTGGTGCTGGCCGTGCCCGCATTGCGGCGAATTCTTCGTGCCGCGCTTCAAGCAGTTGCGCTGGCCGAAAGGCGCGAATGCAGCGCAGGCGCGGCGCGCGACGTGGGTCGAATGCCCGCGCTGCGAAGGCAAGATCGAGGAGCAGCACAAGGAGTCGATGAATCGCCGCGGCGTCTTCGTTGCGCCGGGCCAGACAGTCTCGCGAGATGGCGTCGTCACCGGCGCGCTTGCCGAGACGACCACGCTTTCGCTCTGGACGTCCGGTCTCGCGTCACCGTTCCGGACGTTCGGCCAGCGGGCAGCGCAATATCTCGAAGCGTTCCGCACCGGTGAGGCGGCGAAAATCCAGACCGCGCTCAACGCCGGGTTCGGCGAATGCTATGTGCCGGGCGCGGGCGATCTGCCGGAGTGGCAGGAAATCCAGCAGCGGCAGGAGCATTACGGCGCGCCGCCCGATGGCGCGGTCTACATCACGGCCGGCGTCGACGTTCAGACGCGGCGCCTCCCGTTCGTCATCCGCGCGTGAGTCGCGAGGGGCGAGTCCTGGTTGATCGAGCGCGGCGAATTGATCGGCGACACGGCGGATCAGGACGTCTGGGATGCGCTGGCCGACAAACTGACCGCGCCGATCGACGATCTGCTCGTCAAGGTCGCATTCGTCGACTCCGGCTTTCGGCCGGGCAAGAAGACCGATCTGCCGGTGCATCGGGTCTATGAGTTCTGTCGTCGATTCCGCCGCTTCGTTTTCCCGACGAAGGGCTCAAGCATGCCGCTGGCGAAACCGCTGGTGCAATCGAAAATCGAGGTCACGAGCGACGGCAAGTCGGCGAAATACGGCCTCGATCTGATCCGGCTCGACACCGGCCACTGTAAATCCTTCGTGCATGAGCGGTTGCGCTGGCCGCTCGATCAGCCTGGCGCGTGGCGGATCAACGATCAGGCGGATGAGGACTACTGCCGCCAGCTCGTCGCCGAAGCGCGGGTGCGCGGGCCGAACGGCAAGGCGGTCTGGATCGAGCGCAATCGCGAGAGCCATGCGCGGGATTGCGAGGCGATGGCGGCGGCGGCGGCGTTCATGCTGAACGTCCAGCATCTGCGCGCGGGCGCGACGCCACGGCGCCGGACGCAGCCGCGGCCGCCTATTGCTGCGCAGGAGTCGAGCCCGCCGCCGGCGAAGCTCAGCGTCGCCGAGCGCATGAAGCGCCTCGGCGCGTCGATGAATTCGAGGTAGGGCAATGGGCGTCATGTCGCGGATCGCGTCGCTGTTCGGCGCGACGCCCGCGATCCGTCCCGCGCCTGGCGCAGACTTCATGCGCGGCGGCCAGACCGACATTGCGAGCAATCAGGTCTCGCCGTTCTTCATCTCGTGGCAGCCGGCTCTCCGGTCGTCGCGCGAAGACGTGCGCATGGCATGGAAGGACGCCGCGGCGCGCACGATCGATGCGCTCCAGAACTCCGGCTGGATCGCCGGCGCTGTCGATCAGGCCGTCGTCTCGACCATCGGCTACGCACTGACGCTTGCGGCAAAGCCCGACGCGCTGGCGCTCAAGTGGGACGCCAAGCAGGCGTCGGCGTGGGCGAAGATGGTCGAGCGCCGGTTCGCACTCTGGGCCGGATCGCCGCGCGCTTGCGATGCGCAGGCGCGCGTTTCGCTCGGCCACATGACCGCGACGGCGTTCCGGCACTGGATCGCCACCGGCGAGATCGTCGCCACGTTGCCGCAGATCAGGCGGGAGCCCGGCGCGCCGGCGCTCAAGGCGTTGCTGCTCGAATCGTGGCGCGTGACGCAGGAATCGAACCAGATGGACCGCCTTATCCAGGGCGTCCGGCTCGATGCCTACGGCGCGCCGCTCGGCTATCGCATCCAGCAGGACGCGATGATCGACGGGCAGACGCAGATCATCGACGTCAGGGCGCGCGCTCGCACGGGCCGCCCGGCGGTGGTGCATGTCTTCGACGGAATGCCAGGGCAGGTCCGCGGCATCTCGGCGCTGACGCCGGCCCTCAAGGTGGTGCGCCAGTTCGACCAGCTCGCCGACGCGACACTGACCGCCGCGCTGCTGCAATCTATCTTCGCGGCGACGCTGGAAAGTGACGCGCCGACCGAACAGGCTTTGCGCGGCTTTCAGGATGAGCCGGAGCAGGGAATCGCGCAGGCTGGCGATGGCATGGCCCTGCTCGAAGCGCAGCGGGCGTTTTACGATGGGGCTCGCATCGACCTCGGCCGGTTCGGCAAAATCGCGACGCTGTTCCCGGGCGACAAGCTCAAGTTCAACCGCTCCGAGCATCCGAACTCGACCTATCCGGATTTCTCCCGAATCCTGCTGCGCGAGATCGCGCGCTGCCTCGGCCTGACATTCGAACAGGCGACGGGCGACTATTTCGGCGCGTCCTACGCGACGATCAATCAGGCGACGGCCGAGATCTGGCAGGTGGTGCTCTATCGCCGGCAGATCATCGGCGCTCGGATGCTTCAGCCGATCTATGAGGCGTGGCTCGACGAGGAGATCGCCGCCGGCACGGTGCCGTATCCCGGCGGCTATCGCGCGTTTCTGGCGCAGCGCGGCTTCGCGGTGATGGCGAACTGGCGCGGCGGCAAGCGGCCGAGCGGAGATCCCTGGAAGGACGCCAAGGCCGTCGCCGCCATGAAGGAAGCCGGGCTCATGACGGATGAGCAGGCTTTCGCCGAGCGCGGCGAGGATTGGGAAGAGCAATACGAGCAGCTCGCGCGCGAGCGCGACGAGCGCCGGCGCCTCGGCCTGCCCGAGATGACGGCCGGGGCGCGCGAGTCGGACGCGGCCGAGATGGCGGCGCACGACAAGGCGATGAACGGAGCGTAGCGGATGGCCGACACGATCGATTGGGACGATCCCTGCGCCGCGCTGGCGGCGTTGCGGGCCGCCCAGCGGACGCTTGCGCTTGGCGGCGCTGTCGCCGAGGTCACGCATCGCGGAAAGACCGTGAAGTATGCGAAGTCGGATGGCCCCGGGCTCGGTCGCGAGACCGCGCGGCTTGAGGGCGAGTGCGCCGCCAGCATCGGCCAGACTGTGCGTCCGGTCCGGTTCGCCATCCGCGCGGGTGGCGTGCGGTGAGCGGCGCATTCCTCGCGCGCATCGCCGACGCGGCGCTGAACCGGCCGCTGATGATCACGCCGGACAAGGCGGCCGTGATCATGTCCGTGCTGGCCGGCCGCATCCGGATTGACGCCGCGGGGCTTGCGCCAGAGGCCAGCCGGTTTGTCGGCGCAGGCGGCGAGAGGGAGCGCAACGGGGAG